CCCTTTTTTTTCCCCCCAAGACGGCCCGGAAAGGCTGCGTTTCGCTGCGTCTCCCCGGATCCCCGTCGAGTACCGCCAGAAAGGCTGCGTAAGGCCATGTATGGCCCAGGGCGGGACTGGGCGCACAGGAAGGCCCGTGCGCGTCTCCTGGCTGGTGGGCCGTTGTGCGTTTGGTGTCGGGAACGGCCGGCGACCCAGGCTGACCATGTTCCGCCTTTGGCGGATGCTCCGAGTCCTGAGCTGTGGGTCGGGCAGTTGGTGCCGGCGTGTAGGAAATGCAACTCGGAGCGGGCAGCGCGGATGACGAACAAGCGTCGCAACCGGCCGAAGACCTCTAGGACCTGGTGATGCGCCGCCACCAGGAAGCCGCCGAGGTTGTGTTGGCGAAGCTCGAGAACCCGAACGCGCTGCTCGCCGAGAACCTGCAGCATCTTGCCTGGGCACTCGACCACATCCAGGTCACAGCCGAGGGCCTCGGCAACTCCGCCAACATCTCGAACCAGATGATCCGCGTCCTGCACGAGTTGGGCGTCGACGCCGGCGGAGACATATGGGACGACCTCGTGCAGGAGATCACACGTGTTCCTCCTGGGGACTGACGAACCGGCTTGGCTACGCCGAACGACGGTGCCGCTGTTCATCTCGCGTCGCAGACTCGAACGGCTTCGCACAATGCCCGAGGCGGTCGGCCCCTGGGTGCTCGATTCCGGCGGTTTTACCGAGCTGCACCAGTTCGGCGAATGGCGACTAGGTGCCACCGAATATGCCAAACGTGTTTGCCGATACGCCGACGAGATCGGCGGCATGTTGTGGGCCGCGCCGCAGGACTGGATGTGCGAACCCTCCGCGCTCGCCATGTCAGGCCGCACAGTCGCCGAGCACCAGCGCCTCACCGTCGACAACTTCGTCCGGTTGCGGTCCATCCTGGGTCCGCTCCTAGTTCCGGTTTTGCAAGGGTGGCGACGTGACGACTACCTACGTTGCGTCGACCTGTACGACCGGGCCGGCGTCGACCTCGACCAGGAGGCAACCGTCGGCCTCGGTTCGGTGTGTCGCCGCAACGCCGACGGCGACATAGGCGCGATCATCGCCGCGTTGCAACCGTTGTCACTTCATGCGTTCGGCGTGAAGGGCGACGCCTATGTCGCAAACGTGGACCGTCTCAAATCGGCCGACTCGATGGCCTGGTCGTTGACGGCCCGGCATTCGGCACCGTTGCGCGGCCATACCCACAGGCGCTGCCATCATTGCCTCGAATATGCGCTGCGATGGCGCAGCCGGTTACTGGAACGGGCCGCACGCCCACGCCTGTTCGCTATGCCATGACAACACCTGGGGAAATGTTCGTCACTCTTTCTGCAACGATTACCGAGGCCGCAAGCCCTGAGGTCATGGCTGAACTACGGGCTGCACTCATCCACATTCACGGCGTCCCCGAGGACGATTTACCCGCAAATGACACCGCACTATTCCAGGAGTGGGTCGAAGTCGTTGTTGCGAACGCCGCCGTAAACGAGCGCGAGATTGTGGGGAGTCTCGCCGATTGTGCGTGGAAGTACCACCACCAGCACCCGTACTGCGCCGAGTGTGGCGGTGTCCGACCAGGGCCGTGCTGCTCGATCGACGACTGTGCCTGCGACGCCGCATCGTGACGACACCACCTAGGTGGGGCACGCCCAGGTCTGAACGTGAAACGCACGGCCACCACCTGGCCCGTGTCGCCCAGGCACTCGGCTGGGACCTGTTCGACTGGCAGCGCCTCGTAGCCGATGTCGCCCTCGAGCACGACGACGGCCTGTACCGGTACCGCACCGTCGGCGTGTGTGTCGGCCGCCAGAACGGCAAAACCGCCCTCGCCGCGTCGCGGATCGCCCTCGAGCTGCTGCAACCCGGCCACGTCGTCGCGTTCACCGCCCAGGATCGCGGCATGGCCCGTTACCTGTGGGAACAGCATTGCGAGCTGATAATCGACTCGTCTATGTCGCGGCGTGTGCGGCGTGTGATGCGCGCAAACGGCCAGGAGGCGCTGATTATGGAAAACGGGTCGCAGTACCGTGTCGTCACACCGAACCGGAAAGGCGCACGCGGCCTTACCACCGACCTGGTCGTCATCGACGAGGCCGCCCTGGCCGACCGGGACCTCATCTCGGCCATCCAGCCGACGATGGCAACGAAGCCGAACGCGCAGCTGTGGATCCTGTCGAACGCCGGCGACGCGCAGTCAACGATGCTCGCCCACTACCGGAACCTCGGCCACCAGGAACGCGACGACGACGACGGCCGCCTCGCGTGGTTCGAATGGGCACCCGCAGACGACACGAAACTCGACGTTCTCGACGAGGCCGTGTGGCGACAGGCCATACCGACCCTGGCCGAAGCCGGCGGTGTCACCCTCGACGCTGTAGCCGAAGCCGCCGAAACAACCGAACCGGAACTATTCGCCCGCGAATGGCTGAACGTGTGGCCGGCCCTCGAGGCCGTCGCCGTGATCGCCATGACCGACTGGGAACGCCTCGAACGAACCGACGTGCTGCTCGGCCACCAGGTGGTGCTCGGCATCGACGTTTCACCGAACCGCGACTCGGCGACCATCGCCGCGTGTGGACGAAACGGTGCCTGGACACCGATCGAGATCATCGACCACCGGGCGCACGTCGGCTGGATTCAGGAACGGATCGTCGAGCTGTGGCAGAAATGGCACGCCCCGGTGGTGATCGACGGCGGCAGCCCTGCCGGGTCGTTCATTATCCCGCTCGAGCAGGCCGGCGTCGACGTGATGCCGGTTGGCATGCGCGACTACGCGCGGGCGTGTGGGAGCTTCTATGACGCGGTCATCGACCAGACCGTCACGCACCTGGGCGACCATCTCCTGACCGACGCGGTCGGCGCAGCGTCGAAACGCAAACTGGCCGAACAATGGGCATGGAACCGCCGGTCCACCGTCGACATCACGCCCCTGGTCGCGGCGACCCTGGCACGGTGGGGAGTGGTCGCAGGTGCCACGACCCGTCCGAAGCCGGCGGTATTCTGACAACCAGATGAGAACCTTCGCCTCCATGTTGCAGGTGCTCGGCCTCGCAGCCGTCTTTTGGGCTGTCTGGTCGATCGCGGGAACCGCGCTGTTCCTGGGCGCGTTCGGCGTGTTTGCCCTCCTGGTGGGCCTCGCCCTCGAGCGCACCATGCGCTCACAAACCGTCAGAAGGTAGCCGATGCTGCTTCGCACGTTTCAAGGCCCTGCCGAAAGGGCCGCCACTTTCACGCTCCCGGGCCGGGGCCTCGGCACGCAACCGCTCACCGGGCCGCTGTCGATCACCGAATCCACAACGCTGTCGATACCGGCCGCCTACAGGTGCGTTCAGATCATCTCCGACACCGCCGCGTCGCTGCCGCTGCACTCCTACCGGGGCAAGATGCAGCTGAACCGGACACCGGACGTGCTCAAGACACCCGACCCGACCGATACCAGGATGAGCACCCTGGCGGCGGTGTTCACGTCGCTGCTGATCGACGGCAACGCCTACCTGCTGGTCGGCAACCGCGATTCGTTGGGGTTCCCGCGTTCGTTCGTGGTGCTCGCCCCGGGGGCGGTCGCGTTGACTGTTCGCAACGGCGTGCGCGTCTACTCGGTCGCCGGCCAGTCCTACGACGCCGAAGACGTCCTGCACATTCGCGGCCTGACGCTGCCCGGTCACGACGTAGGCCTCGGCCCACTCGCGATGCAACGCCGCGCCCTGGGCCTAGCGATAGCCGGCGAGGACCACGCCGCCGAGCTGTACGTCAACGGGGCCATTCCGGCCGGGATCCTGTCGAGCGAGCAGGAGTTGACTCAGGCGGAGGCTGACGCGGCGAAGGCGTCGTTCGTCGCGGCGCATGGCGGCCGGCAACGGTCGCCGGCTGTCCTGTCAGGCGGCATGGACTACAAAACCCTGAGCTTCTCCGCCGCCGACCTCGAGCTGGTCGAATCCAGGCGGTTCTCCGCGCAGCAGATATGCACCATCTTCGGCGTCCCGTCGTGGATCGTCGGCGTCGGATCCACCGACTCGAGGACGTATTCGAACGTCCAGGACGACAACCGCGCCTTCGTTTCCTGGACGCTGCGCCCCTGGCTGACCCGCGTGGAACAAAGCCTGTCGACGTTGCTGCCACGCGGCCAGGAAGCGAAGTTCAACCTCGACGCGTTGCTGCGCGCCGACACCCTGGCCCGCTACTCGGCCCACAGCGCCGGCCTCGCCGGCGGATGGCTGTCGGTCGCTGAGATCCGGGCACTAGAAGACCTCGACATCGAGGAGGATTTGCAATGAACCTGGAGACGCGCACCGTTGAGCTGGAATACCTCGAGCTGCGAGACGACGACGACGGCCACCACCTGGTCGGGATCGTCGCGCCGTGGCATTCGACGTTCGATACCGGCGACTACGTCGAGCAGTTCGCCAAGACCGTGTTCGACAAGTCCATCGCCGAGCGCGGCACGAAGATTCCGTTGCTCGAGCAGCACGACCGGAACCGGCACCCGGTCGGAATGTCAATGGCCTGGGAGAACACAGCGGACGGCCTCGTATGCGATTTCCGCCTGGCGAACACCTCGAGGGCCGACGAATCGCGGCAGCTCGCCGCCGACGGCATGGTCACCGGCCTGTCGGTCGCGTTCCAGCCGATCCGCAACCGGACCGAGACACGCGACGGTCGCCGGCACGTCCTACGCCTCGAGGGCCGCCTAGACCACGTCGGCCTGGTCACCGCCGCCGCGTACGGCGAAGCAAAGGTCCTCGCGGTGCGTGCCTACGACCCGGACGACCCGCAGGTGGCCCCCAGGCTCGCCAAATGGCGGCACCTGCTCACCAGTTAGAAGCCCGCCGGCTGTCTCATCCCTGGTCTATTCTGAAAACACATAGGAGCGCCGCGTAAGCGCCGCCGGCTGATCCCCGGCACCCGATCGCACCCTCACACCTAACGACCTCTCACAGAGGAGTGCGATTATGCAGTTACTTGACCAACTCGTCGCCGAGCGCGACGAGATCTCCACCACCCAGACCGGCCTGGTCGAGCGTGCAGCTGAAGAAGCACGCGATCTGACCGAATCTGAGGACACGAACCTGAAGGACCTTTCGGCCCGTGCCGTCGCGCTCGACGAGCGCATCGGCGAGCTGCGAAGCATCCAGGTATCGAACCTCGAAGCAGCCCGGCTGAAGGCCGAGGTTGCGGGCACAGACGACGCCACCGAGGAGCGCGCCGCAGGGCGGATCACCGTCACCGACGAACCACTCACCTACCGCGACGGTGGCGAGTTCTCGTTCTTCCAGGACATGTACCGCGCCCAGGTGTTGTCGGATCC